ATAATACAAACATGAAAGCAATCAGTCTGTTTTCTGGAATGGGTGGCGATTCATTAGGAATTAAAAATGCTGGTTTTGAATTAGTGGCATATTCAGAGTGGGAAAAAGAAATGAAACATACACACGAATTAAATTTTCCAGATACAAAACTAATAGGTTGTGGTGATATTACCAAAACAACAGATGAAGAATTTATAGAATATAAAGGAGAAGTAGATTTAATTTTCGCGGGATTTCCATGTCAAGGTTTTTCTCATGCGGGTAAGAAATTACCAGATGATCCAAGAAATACATTATTTCGTGAATTTTTAAGATCTACAAGATTAATAAGTCCTAAATATATTATTGGTGAAAATGTAAAGGGATTATTATCACGTAAAAATGTAGATGGTGATTTATATATTGATATCATAAAAGATGAATTTGATAAAATAGGATATGATATTCATTATAAAGTTTACATGTGTAGTAAATTAAATATAAATGTTCCTCAGAACAGAGAAAGATTAATCATAGTTGGAATAAGAAAAGACTTAAATCAAGAATTCTCATTCCCCAAAGAAAATGAAAAGAAAGGCGGTAATCTAAAAGATATTATTGAATTTAACATGAAAGGCGCTTTAAAGATGGAACCCAAATATTTAGATTTTGATTTTGATGATATACCAAAAGATTGTATCTTAACAGATATGAATAATACAGAAGAAGAAAATAATCCACATCCTAATCTTGTTCAACTCGCTAAAAAAAGAGATTATGTTAGAAAAGAAAAGCCAAGACCGCATAGATTACATTTTGGTAGGCGATTAGATGTTGGTGGTGAAATTATTGATATTAGGAAACCAATAAATACAATTATATGTTCTTATGCTCATTGTCCAAGATTCTTTGTTCCATTAAAAAATAAAAATGGTAATTTCTTAAGAACTATTACACCAGATGAACTAAAACAATTACAAGGATTTCCAAAAGATTACAAACTATCAGGTAATGATGGTAAACAGATTAAACAGATTGGGAATGCGGTACCACCTCCTCTAATTGAGATGATAGTGAAATGTTTAATCTAATATATATGAATAATTTGAATTAATTAGATGTGAAATATTCATTTTATAAGTTGGTCTTGGATAAACACTAAAATATTTAAACTTATTGGCATTTTCATTTGATCCTTTTCTTGCCCATTTATCTTTCATATGATCCATGTCTTTCTTATATTCAAGTAAAAGATATAAATCAGGTTTACATAAATCATATCCGTTAATAAATAATATCTGAGGTTTAATATTTTCTTTATTTTTATATTCTTTCCCTGTAAACATTATGATATAAAAGATATCATTACTTGGTAATGTATCATTAAAATAAACAATTAAACTATCTGTCTTTTTTATTTCTATATTAAGATTTATCTTACATATATTTCTAAAATCCTTCGATTGTTGAGAACCAGCCTCTTCATAATAATAATCTAATTCGTCTAAACAGTTTTTCACGAAATTAATTGATAATCTTTCTTTTACTTGTGTATCTCCTTTGGTAGTTACTAAACTACTAATAATACTATTCGTAGTATTTTGAATAACACAATTTTTTATTCTTAAGAATTTAAGTTTTTTAAGGTTATATTTTAATGTTGAATTCATTGATATTTGCTGATAAAATATTTTATTTTTAGTAATATCAAATTTGCAAAGTTTCTATAATGATATTTAAAATTAAAATTTATAGTAAATAAAAATGGACAACGAAGAAATACTTATGAGAATTAAAAAACATACTATATTTTTTGATTCATTAAAAGAATGTATAGAAGACAAAGAAATATTAAATGAAGCAAAGAGATACATGGAATTATTTTTCTTAGAATTATTAAAACATAATCTTAAAAATGATATGAAATCTAAATTATAAATTAATTACATTCACTATTAATATGATTAATAATTTTTGGTAATTCTTGTAAACTATCAATTACATAATCTGGATTTGCTTTCCATAGTTCTTCTCTTGAATTCTTTAGACGTTCAACATATTCTTCTTTAGACATATTTAATTCTTGATTATAATCAGTCATTTTCATATTTTCAGAGTATTTAGCTACACCGATAGTTAATGTTCCGGCATTTTTACCTTCACGAATACCTAAACATGTATCATCAATTTTGATTACACGTTTCCTATCTGCGATAGAGAGTGAATTAATAATATTATATATCATATGATTATTAGGTCTACCTGGTTTTCCTAAGCAAGTGCTAGAGACATATTTATCAATATTTATATCATTATCTAGTAGTTTTTCTTTGATAGCATTCATAATAGGTCTTGGATAATCTGTAGTTATCCCTGTAGATATATTTTGATTTCCTAACCATTTAATACACGATTTCGTTTCTGGTAAAATTTCTATATTTTTGATCCCATTGTTCATTTGATGAAGTATGAATTCATCAAAAACACTTATCGTTGAATTCATATTAGGATATTCTTCATATTTTTGAATCCATTGTTTTGAAACATACTTATCATTTAAAATTTCGGTTATATGTTGATGCTTCTCAATACCCATATATTTATATATTAATTTGTTTGGGATATGTAATCCTTTTATCTTGAATGCGTGCTTTAATGATAAAAAAGGAGAAAGACTATATCGATCAACAATAGTTCCTCCAAGATCAAAAACTGCTAAACGGATACTCATATTTATATTATAAATCTCTCTCTTAATATTTAAATATCTTAATTATCCTTCCACTCACTCATTACAATATTTTCATAATCATTAAATCTAGTTTTAAATTCATCTATTTTATCACTAAATCCATATTTATTCATTTCCTTTATTATCATTTTTATTTTCATATCTTTTTCAGATAAGATATCATCTAATACTTGATTTAATATTGTATTTGATATATTTTTTGGTGAAATCCACTCATGTTTATTAAATATATTTAGTCGCTTTCCAAAGATATCTCCTTCATCAATGCTTAATAGTTCTCCTTCTTTATTTACTAAAATATTCCTAAGTATATTATCTGAACTCCTAAACAACCCATCAAAGAGTCTGATCTTTAAGCATTCCTTCATTACAAATTCATCTTTTAGATATTCTTTGTTCCGACCAAGATCTCCTATATTATCAAAATAGTCTAGCATGCAATATATGGCATCTTCATCATAAAATGAAGAATTATTTACAAAAGTTTTAATTTTTATATCTTTTCTAATCAACTTCTTGTCACATACTATCCGTTTCATATTCATATCCCACAAGTCAAAATATGTTTTACATTTATCCACGAAGATATAATCTCTGCCATAATTCATGCTCTCACCCATCTGCTTTAGTATATATCTCTTTTCTTTGTAAGTTACTGATATACAAGGGACCTTACCACCACACACACCTTCTTCAAGAGTCTTTACATTTGTAAATTCACTAAATGAAATCTTATCTAAATTTTCTCTTTTATCTAATACTTCTGGAGCATTTTTGACAGTCATTTTTCTCTTTTTATGTTTTTTACTCTTTGGATCGTTTTTTTGTTTCATTTCAATATAATATCTTTTATATTCCTCACCTTTATCCCCTAAAAGGGATAGATCTTCATCTACAACATATGCGCCTTCTTCAGCAAACTTACCCAAACCAAAACCCTTATTTACATGATAGTCATTTACTACATAATCATCTATCTCAATTTTAGTCATATTCATTCGGTATTCATCAAAATGAGATTCATTAAATTTTTGATATTCTTTCACAGAGTAATCTAAATAATCTCGTTTCAAAGCAATACATCCGATCCAAATCCCATAAGCAGGGCGTTCCTTCATACCTCTTCGCATAAACATCTGTAAGGCAAAATCAGAAACACTTTCTAATTGTTTTGGCCACATATAATCACTCAGTATCTCAAACCAAAGATAAGATGCTTCTCTCCTTCTGTATCGAAGACCCATATTTTCTCGTATTTTCATCATCTCATTAAATATTTTGAAGATAGATTCGTCATTTGCCTCTAATCTCTGAATCAAATCCTCACCTAAGCATAATAATTCATCAGAATCCCCTTGCCTTTTATATTTTAATACCTTATCTAATATGATATCTTTTTTATCATGCTTTCTGTGTCTATACCAGTTATTTACATAACTAGTTATTCTATTTCTTTTACCTTTCATTACTAAGTCGCAAAAATCTAATAAAAGATGTCTTTGACTCCTATCTTTATCATACTCATCGAGTAATCTACTACATTCCGTGATGATATATACTTCTGAAAGAGATAAATCTTCCATAATGAGTATTTTTAACCTATTAATTAAATTTGTGATGAGACCACCTCCCTTGGGATGATCGTAAAATAGACTCATTTCTATGACACACCATGTAAACTTTTCTTTTTCACCTCTTCTAAAATATTTACAGATACCCGATTTTAGTATATTTGCTGAGTATTCATGTTCACTTCGGTTATTAAAGCAGGTATGCACTATCATATTAATATTTATGTTAGTGATAAAAAATAATATAAGAATCAAATTTAAGTTTAATATTTATCGTTTTCTGGATTAAAGTTATGATACATGAGTTTCATATTGTTAGAGCATTGACAGAAATAAGGATCTTGACCACACTTCTCGCATGTTTTAGATATTAAAATCTCTTTTTCTGATACTGAATCATTTTTCTTATTATTTAAATCATTGAATTCTTTCTTTTTGATTTGATTGTATAGATGATATGAAACGATAAAATCCATATTTATTTTCTATCTTTTGTATTTTTTATGAATACAAAAATACAAATCAAATTTAAATATAATTAAGAGTTTTGAATATCAGTTATACTTAGTAATAGAGCATATAGTAACCACACAGATAATGGTGCTAAATATAATTTAGATTTAGTGGGTATTAATATCATTAAAAATACAATAGATAAAATACATAACATCATAATAAATAATGCTCCTTTTTTGCTTTTAAAACATGAATAAATTACAATCCATAATGCTAAAAGAGATGATAATATAAAATATAAAGCATCAATAAATTTATTTTGTTTATAATTTGAATGAATCCAACTTAGACCTAATAAGATATATAAGATAGGCCATACGATTCCAAATACATATCCTGGTGGTCTAAATTTAATATTTGTCCCTGATTTATTCATTTTACATTTTAGTGAAACTAAATAACCAGCAAACATGGGATAAACTAAACGAATAAATTGTTCGGTATTCATAATATATTATTTGTTAATATTTAAAAATTAAGCTTTCATGTTTCTCTTACCTTTTTGATTTCTTAGACCGACACACCCAACGCAATCGGTACATCCGACGCAATCTTTACAGTCTTTGCAATTTTTACAATTGCTACAATTATTACAATTATCACATTTATCGCAAGAACAACAGTCTACGCATACAGAACAATCATTACAATTACAACATTTATTACATCCTTTACAATCTTTACATGAACTACATTTTTTACAAGAAGTACATTTAGTACAATCACAACATGAGCTACACGATTTACAATTTTTACATGAACTACATTTATCACAATTGTTACACCCATGACAATCAGTACATACTTTACATGAACTACAAGAGTTACAAGCGGTGTTCTTGTGTTTATCGTCTTTAAATACTTTCGCTTTCGTTTTACGAACATTTTTCCGACCCGTACGTTTGTGATTTTTATGATGAACCATTTATAATATTCTTATATATAAAAATTTGATTTAATTCTTTCCTATTAATTAAATAATAAATATAAACCAAATGGAGTTAGTTCCGGAAGAAAACAAAGAACTCGAAGACAAACTATTCCATTTTGAGAGAGCATTAGATAAAGAGTGTCATATCTATGGTTGGGGGAGGGGTCTTCGAAAGGCAACTCAATTATATAAAGATAATATCTTACTAGAATCAGAATTAGAAGAATGTAATAGTAAAATTGAAGCGTATCAAAAGCTGGTTGAAAGATTAAAAACTGAATTAGAAAGTAAATCACCCAAAATAGTATATGATCCATTACAGTGTATAACTACTCCGGATATATTGACACCTATAGATTTAACTCCTGTTACGTCATCTCTTAAATAAATTTTATATATTCTATTATAAATGACAATAGATCAAGATATCATCCAGAGAATCAAAGTCGCTGGTATTTTTTGTCTTCAATTCTACAAGGTTCTCACTGGAACCATGCTCTCTCTCTTTGTTCCACAAGCTTGTTACGAACCTATTGCTGATGGGTCTAATGTTATTCATGGCGATGAGATAGTGAGGATATGTACTCTCACACAAAATCTTGAAAACAATGAAATCTATCATCGTCTAACACTATATTGGAATAGTATATCTTTTTTATGTTTTATTTATTGTTATCTATTAGAATTAAAACGCGAGTCTTGGGCTATCAAATTTCTAGATGTTGATAAAGATAAATCAGATAATGCTTTAAAAGAAATAATTATAAATGAGCCAAAATTAGACAAACAAATGGATCGCTTAAATCGTCTGTATTTCTACGGATTAAGTGTTACTAGTGTAGTCTATCTAATAAATGTTTTAATGATGATAAATGTTCTTTATCAAGATTACCATAGCATGTCAACAATTTCATGTTTTATATCATTTACATTGTTAGTTCAGATGAAGTTATATAACAGTTTAAGTATTGCCTATAAGAGTGTTAAAAATGATACAATGCTATCGGCATTTCTAACTGAATTTGTATCATTTAATGTGTTAGATAAAGACTATATAAAAGATAAGAACAATCCTTAATTTAAAGATTTATTCATTATTGATTTTAATATGGAACGAAAAAGTATCCCTAAACCATTAAGAACTTTAGTATGGAATAAATATATAGGAGAAGAATATGGTTTGGGAAAGTGTAATGTATGTGCTACACAAATTAAGGTAAGTAATTTTGATTGTGGGCATATAGTTGCTGCAGTGGATGGTGGGGAAGATATTATTCAAAATTTAGTTCCTATTTGTAGATTATGTAACTTAAGTATGGGTAAAGAAAACTTAAACGATTTTAAAAAGCGATATTTTAATGATAAATCATATATTGATATTTATACAACATGTTTTTTAATGAAAACGGATGAAAAGAGAAATATTAAGGGATATATGGGATTTAAATCATATGAATATCCAATATTTTTATCATATGATGAAATTTATAACGATTATAAAAAATGGATTTATTACAATCATATTCATTACTATGAAAAAGTAGGAATGAATAGTTGGTATAAATCCCCTGATAAAAATGAATTAATAGATAAACTATCTAATATATATGGTCCATTAGTAAAAGATCCAAGTGCGATCAATGGCTCATATGGTTTTAATAATATTAAATTTAAATAGTTTGTTTTAAAAATCCTTTACTAGATGTTCTATTAAGATAGCAATAGTCAAAGGACCTATACAACCGGGAACAGGTGTGATATACTTTACTTTTTGTAATACATCATCATAATTTACATCACCTACAATACCATCTTCAGTATGATTAATACCTACATCAATTATGATTGAATCTTCTTTAATCCAAGTTGAATCAATTAAATGAGGTTTTCCGCAGCATGAAATTAATATGTCGGCAGTTTGAGTAATAGATTTAATATTTTCAGTATGAATATTACAAAGAGTTGTGGTAGCCCCACTATGTAACAATAATAAAGACAATGGTAAACCAACTACCTTGCTACAACCTATGATAACGATATGTTTCCCTAATATATCTATCTTGTGATGTTTTAATAGTTTGAAACATCCTTCGGCGGTACAAGGTAACATATATGGTTTGTTTACCATAAGTTTCCCCATATTATGATGATGAAATCCATCTACATCTTTTTCAGGGTCTATGGTATTTAAAATATTATATTCATCTTGTTCGTTAAAATTACGTGGTAAAGGGAGTTGAACAAGAACACCTGATATAAATTTATAGTTGTTAAGAGCTCTAATGCTTTTTATAATATGATCTACGGATACTTTTTCTGAAAAGGAATATAAATATGAATCAATACCTAATTCTTCACATTTCTTACGTTTTAATTTAATATAAGTCATTGAATCTTTTTTGTCTCCTACGATTATAATAGCTAAAACCGGTTTCTCATTACTGCTACCAATTTTCTTTTTCACTCTCTCATATATTTCGCGAGTCAATGATTTACTATATAAATTCTTATCCATACTTTGTAATATATATTATTAAGTATCTTTAAATTTTATTTACTGTGATTCAGTAAAATGATTACGTTTTCAGTGAATCGTTGTAATGAATCTTTAGTTGGATATACCCCCCTAAATTGTTTAAGAATATTAATTTGAGCATTTGATTTATCTGCTTCTGATTTAACATGATTTTGTAGCTTCGTTGCTTTTTCATTATTTGAGACGATTTTCTTTTCTTTTTTCTGTTTTTCTTCAGCTGAATCATCGCTTTTTATTTCGGGTTGTTTAATTGCTTCAATAGCTGGTAAAACCTTATTTTTTAATTCATTAAAATCGTTAAAAACAAGTTCTTCTTCTGTAATCACTTCATCAAAACGATCAATATTCCACCAATAATAGAATTCATCAAAAGTTAACGATTTATTTTCTTCTAATAGTTTAATAAGAAGACTACCCTCACAATCCGTAAATTCAATACTATCTTTTAATAACCCTTTGATATAGATAGCAAGATGTAATTCATGTTTCATATCTAAAACTTGTTTATTTTCCTTTTGAAAAGATTCAATTTTATCTAACCACATTTTATATATATCGTTGAAAATAAGAATATATTTTAAACATAAAAAAATTTAATATACCGATTATAAATTATTTATCTATAAAATATATAAGCCATAAGATAAATACATAAGATATAAATACTAAATAGTAATCTTGTAAATGTTTCTTTTTCAGGGATAAACACAATCAAGAAGAATAATAAAGTACTAGCAGAAACGAGTAGCGAAGATATCATATCATATTTTTCATCCGCTTTATCAAGGATGATGACTTCTTTCAAAACATCATGATGAAATTTTTTATTTATACGACCTTTTTCCAAGAAACGATCAAGGATTCTATTTCGGGTCACCTTTTGAAATCCTCGTTCTTCGCACAACTCATGTTTTACATTATCATACAAGTATTCATAATTTTCTTCACTTTGTTTGTAAGAGGGACCCATCTTTATTGTCTTTGTTATTTATCGTTTTATTGATTTATTGATTTAATGATAATAATCAAATTTTTATTTTATTTTATTTTGTAAGAATTTTATTAATCTTTCTACTGGTTTTAATTTGTATCCTAAAAAGACAGCTAATCCAACAATTAAGGCGATAATTAAAGAGCTCATAAATGCGACTTGATTATGATGAACCATCATGTGAAAAAATTGCCCTTTGAATGAAAGTGATGCTGCTCCATTAGGTGGTATCTTTTCTTCTTCAGTGGCAAAGGGGGATATGATTAGAGGGAGAACAATATTTAATACGACACCCATTAAAATAGCATTTGCTAAGCAATAAACTTCTGAACTCATTATTTATACCTTACTACATAAAAAATTTTTTTTGTTTTTTTTCTATATATTTATCTTTTTGTTTTGTTTTTTGTTTTATATTTACCAAGAGATACTGGAATACTTGATTTGATCTTTGGGTTGACGACCTCTTGATTTTTTAAATACAATAGATACACCAAATTTTCTATCTAATCTATGCTTGATTGATGTAATAGTTTCCTCGCTATACACTGATTTATCTAAACGAATACCTTCATATAGTCGTGATTCTCTGTCAAAGAGAGAATGAATTGCGCGCGTTACCCCTTCAATGTATGTAGCGTGTCCTTCTACTGTTCTGAGAATAGCTTTTTCCAACTCTGTCTCAAGAGATTCGGGATCATCGGCTGTATCAATACAGAAAGGGATAATTTGACCACCATTCACATCATCTAGTTCTGTACCATCTTCCATCTGAATGATACTAGGGACATAATTGCACTTCGGATCAATTGATGCGAGTTCTTCTGTAATCAAACCATGAATGTCGGGGTTGTATCTCACGTAACCCATGAGATAGCAATTGCCATCACACTTACCTGAACCATAAACCGAAATAGGTGAGAATCTCACTTTTTCAGGTTGATTTAGATTCTTGATGTCTCTGCTTGTGTAGTGAGAAATATTCAATCTCTTGGTAGAATCAATAGCGTGATCCAGATTCATAAAATCTTCTTCCCAGTTTCGTGATTTCCCTGTTTGGTTGTGATGAAGGTAAGAAGCCGCCGGTGGTTTTTTAGGTTTAATCTTCGCACAAGAATCCAAGAGTCTTAGAATTTCTTCGCTGTCTGGATTTCCAATAAGTAGCTCTGGTTTACCTTCAAACAA